CTATCAATGTATTTGGTATGAATATTATCAAAGCTAAAAACAAACTTGGCTAAACTATATATAAAAAAAGAACCAGTGATACTGCGTGTGTACTACTGGATGCCAGACTACAATAACATACTGCAGGAATTTATGTGGCAGTTGCATGATATTGTACCTGAGTATCCAAGAGTACACCGCTTTCTTAATCACTGGCACCATAACATAGAGGCCGTTATAGAAACGGTGGAGGTATCACATGGGAGAGCAAAAGAAGTTGGAGCCAGACAGCGAGTACAGCGCACTGGACCTCGACAATGACGGGGTAGTGAGCGACAAGGAGTTAGCCGTTATGGAAGCTCTGGAGAAAAAGGAGAAGATGGAAGCGCAGAAGAAGATGGCGTGGGTAGCTATGATATCCATGCTGATATTCACTGCCCTTGTGTTTTTGCCTATATTTCCTGACACCCGGATTAAAGCACTTTCCGACCTGTTTGGGCTTTTCTACATCGGCATGGCCGGGGTAGTTGGAGCGTACATGGGCATGACTGCGTACATGAGTGCTAAGAAGTGATCAAGATATACATACTTATAGTCGTGCTAGGATTAGTCGGCGGTGTGTGCTATGGCGGATACTATTACTACAAAGATACTCAGGAGAGGATACAGACCCTCACTGAGAACAATGCCAAGCTAGAGACTGCAAAGCAACTGCAGGACGATACGATCAACACTATGATCGAAGACCGTGAGAAGTTTGAAGAGCTAAACAACGAACTTCAAAAGAAACTACAGGCGGCTAATAACTACAGGGACACATTAATCGGTAAGCTACGTAAGCACAACCTATTAGTCCTTAGTCTGAAGAAACCAAAACTTGTAGAGAAGAAGATTAATAATGGAACGAAGAAACTCTTTGAGTCCTTTGAAGCTATTTCTGGTGCTATTGCTCCTCCCGCTAGTGGCGACGGGGTGCAGCAGCTTCCGAAAAGTTCTACCCCTTGAAATAAAAACAGTAGAGGTAGAGCGCAAGATTCCTGCACAGGCTAGACCAAAGAGTGTTAGCCTGAACAACATATATTTCTATGTGGTTACTGACAGGAACTTTGGCGATTTTAAAAAGACATTTGAGAAAGAGAATGGCGACTTGGTATTTTATGCCGTGAGTGTGCGCGACTACGAAACACTAGCACTGAACATGGCAGAACTAAAAAGATATATACAACAACAAAAAGAACTCATAATCTACTATGAGAAAGCTATTAAACCAAAAGAGAAGAAAGAGACGCCTAAAAAATAAAACTCTGTAAGTCTCTGTGTTGTCGATCACTATAGTCTCGTAGGTATTTTACCAGCGAGACTATTTTTTTTGTGTTTTCAAAGTCTGGGTTCCACGCATCAAACGCCGCCTCTATATCTTCTGGAGAGGGTGGCCCCTCAAAGTCAATAGAGATGTTGCCGTCCTGTGTTAGAGATACAGACATTTTATATAACAAAGCATCAGATTTGCTTGACATCGTATAAAACCTTTAACAATACTACTATTGATGTTATTAACATCGTTACTAATACTCTAGTGCCTTGGGTAATTTTAGCTGGCAGGGCTAGGTATATGCACAGACCTAATAAAAGTGTCATAAAATTTATCAGGAAATAGGTCATTTTAAAGACTGTTTCATTTCGTGCAAAATGTGGTTGGGGCTTTTGGGCCTGATACCACTATTTCTGTATGTTGTACTTTGTGGGTCTGCGTTTGTACGCCACTTACCCGCAAATATTCTTTCGGCTAACCACTGGTCGAACTCATAGCCTGACATTCCGCTAGTCTCATAGGCTTCCATAACAGCACAATGCCAGCACTCGGATGTGGGATGGGGCAAAGGAGTGGCTTGCTTACCAGCAGGGCCAGAGCAGGTTATAACTAAAGATCGTAAGTCTTCAGGTAATTCCTCAAACTGCTCCCACCTACCTGATATTGTTTCTATAAAAGTTCCTGTATCTTCAGGTTCTGGAAAAGCCCACTCTTTAGGTATTTCAAGTTCTCTTATTACAGTTGATCCCCAGTAAACTTTCTTACCTGTTCTCTCTAGTATACTTTTTATAGCCCAGTAGCAATCCGTGCTAGTGTTCTCTAAGCTATATCCATAGACTATGGCATCACAGTTCTCTTTAACAAGAACGTCAGCCATGTTTTCAAATCTATTTATCAAGTTTCCATAGTTAGTTAAATGCCTAAAGCCTTTACGTATTGGTCTGTAGTCATAGTTAGTCTGTCTGCTTATAGGTGGGAGCAAAGTGAAAGGGCGGATATTTTTTTCTAGCCAATTTTTAACTTTCATTGCGGCAAGCTCTTCTACAGAATAGCGATCATAATCATACTCTCTAAAAAATATAGTTACTATTTCGTGATCACTCTCTTTGAGCCATCTCCACAAAGCATACGTGGAGTTTACACCACCAGACATCGGAATGAGAACTTTCATTAGTCTAGCTCCTCTATTGGCAGGTTGTAGCAATCAGCACGAAATACAAAACCATTGCTGGGGTCATGGTCGCCTCTTTTATGTTCTGTAGCTTTTAAAAAGAAATCATTCTTCTTTATCATACCTAAGAACCATCCTACGGATAGATCATATTTCACCCGTACAAAGGCATAGGCATCACATTTTTGTGATGTGTTAAACTTAGCTACAGAACAGGAATAGTAAGGTAGGGGGGGAGAGGATGTTCTCTTAGTCTTTACATCTACTTTTGTGCCGTCATCAAGAACAACATCGTAATCAAAGGTGTTATCTGGCTTGCCACCCAGAACGCTTACGACTAGCATCTCCCCCAGATATCCAGAATGAGAGCCGCTGCCACGCATGATCGAGTTGTTTAGCTCTCCAAGCATGAAAGCTTTACGATCAGCCGCCTGTCGCATGTCCTCAGTTATCTGGATTTCTTTTATCATTAGTCAGTGCTATGAAGAGGGTGTACTTCTACTTCCCTCTTTTTCCTTTCTTCTTGTATGCGAGTGTTTGTCTGGCGTAACTCGTCTGCCTCACTCTGCGTGCTTTCATCACCAAGGCTACCAAGGCGCTCTGCGACTACAGAGGGCAGAATACCTTTCATAGCACATTCCTTGGCATCTTCCCATGTCCCACTCGCGGCTACTTGGCCGTTACCGAGACGGAAGTTACCATCTTCATCGTAACCACAGTCACTACTAATAGATGCTGCAGCCGTGGTTAGCGTAAGTGCGGCTATCGCAACACCCGATAAAACTATCTTCTTCATATTATACTCCTATATCTACAACTTCACAGACTTCGCCTGTGCAGCTAAGTTCTTGAGAACCCGTTGTGGTATCCTCTATTTCCATTTGTTTTAGCCCTTCCCATTTGATTGTTTCAGGCATCTTCTCTACTAAATTCTCATACTCTTCTTTACTACACTCTGTATAAGGTGCTTGTTGGTAAGTATGATCAGAGTGCGGCAAGAACGATACGCCAGAGATGTAGTCAAAGTTCTTGTACACCCAATCACCAACCTCAAGCCACTCATGTTCCTTTACAGAGATGGTGATTGACGGCTTATGCTCACACCAGTTCTCTGCATAGGTTTTCCATAGTTCCAGATGTTCTATAGCAGTTAGGCTATCCCTTGTAAGAGCGCCCTTTGGAGACTTAACAGGGAATGAGAATACAGTCATGTTATCTTCATTGCCTATAGCTGGCTCTGAAGGAATACCACACTGTATCATAAACTGCGTAAGCGGGTCTTTGTTATCTCCACGGACTGTACGAATATAGTGTTCGCTGTGCCGGGGGTGTATACCCGATGCACTATCGACTAATTGTGATACAGTACCGGAAGGCTTAACACAAGTGATAGCAGTAGAGGGGCTTACTCCCATACTCTTAGCCAGCTTCTGATTAGTCTTTACAGCCACCTTTCTCCACCCAACAAGCAAGTCTACCAGACCACAGTTGTTAGATGATAGCATCTCATTGTCCAAGATACCTGTAAGGCTAACTCCTAGCAGCCTCTCTTCTTCTGTATTCTGCTTCCATATCTTTCTAAGATACTTAAAATCAGTAAGAGAGGATTGATACGTGCCAAGCTGTGTAGCCCACTCTATCTTTTTAGTTAGTGTGACTACTGTGTCCTCTGCTCTGACAACGACTTCTGTGAGGTTGCAGAATTGGTAGGGACGTAGAATAATTTCAGAGCAAGGGTTAGTTCCAAATACATGATCAGGATCACGACGACCAATACTAGCCACTTTATTTTGTGCTGATTCACGGTTAAAGATTCCTCTCTCTCCAGACTTGGACTCATACAACGAGTACCACTCTTTCAGAAACGTGTTCATGTCTGGACGTTCTGAGTATACTGCAGAGTTATTTGCCAGCCCACGGTGCGGGTAGTCTCTGAACCACTCGCCTGACTTGGCAACTCGCATCCTGTTTGAGTTAAGATCAGATAGAGATATCAGAGCGGACCTGCGTACACCACCTACAACAATTACGCTGGCTATCTTACATACAAGGTCATGGCATTCTAACGGAGATAGCTGCCTACCTGCAGCATTTTTAAACAAAGCCACTGTAAATTTAAGAAGGTCGTCAAGAGGCGCTGGCCCGGACGATCTACCGCCAAACGTCTTTAAACGCGCTCCAGCAGGGCGTAGACGCGACAAGTCCCATTTTGGCACCTGACCTGCGTACAGACAAGCAATTAGCTCACGAAGGCCCCGAGCCCACCCTGCCTTACTATCCTGTACAACGATGGTTGTTTCTGTAGGTTCAAAGTGTTCGTTTACACTAGGCAGACTTTCTGTGTATCGTCTCTCTGCAGAGAACCCTACACCAGTGCCGCACATGAGAACATAAAGTATCTCATCAAATGAACGTGGTGAGTCTACAGGAATGTATGAACAGTTGTAGCCCGATGTATGGTCACGTTCTAGGGCTAGCCCTGCAGTCATCAAGGCCCTCATTGAGGGCATAATCTGCAGACTAAGTACAGCCTCTTCAAGCTCCTGCCTGTTAGGTATCTTGTGACCATGCCTCTCCTTCAGATGGTGCGACATAAAATCAAAGTAACGCTCAACCGTTTCCGGCCAAGTCTCACGCCTATCCCCTAACCAACGCGCATACCGGGATAGATGAATAAACTCTTGGTAGTCTGTTGGGAAATAATTATTTTTCATTTTCTCTCTGCTCGCTAACTAGTCGTTGTAGATACCACTGTGACTTCATCAAGTCCTTGAGAGGCATCCCCTTATGTTTGTACCGGCACACATACTTCAGTATGTTTCCTTTTAGGTAGCCGCTAAACTCTTCCTCTGTAAGAGACTCCTTGATCATGTCTATAGTCTCTATGCCATTTTGTGTGTAGTGTGACGGGCTGTTTACAGCCTTGGTTAACTCGGCCTCTATACCTTCTTTTTCTTTCCATTGCTTGTCTCTGGCTAGTTGAGCTTGTAGATACTTTTTCTCATTTGGCATCAGTTGTCCTCGCTAAACTTAACTTTAATAACATTATCATATACTTCTTCAACTACTAAATTCTTAGAATCTTTTTTGTCTTTTGACTTATCAACTATCTGTTCCAAAGTTGCTTCATGTCCTAGCTGCATAAGATAATCATAATCTGACTCAAGCAGACTAAGCATACCCTGCTGCAGAATATG